TGAACACATCTTCGATGGTTTCACACTGGATCACAATCAACCGACTTAGATTGACTCCCAGCTTCTCGAAGTAAGAAAGATCAATGGACTGCTCTGTGTCAATGACCGCAGCAATGCCACCTGTGGCCTGTGTCTCTGCGATGATCTGACCCAGAAGCGTTGTCTTCCCTGTTCCATTGAGCCCAGCAATCTCAGTGAGCCTTCCAAAGGGAATGATGGGACGGGGCATGGGAAGCCCACCGGCAATGGCACTATCGATGAGAAAGTTGCGTGTGCTGACCCAGTGATCAATCTGGCAGAGAATGGTTCCAGAATCAGGAATGAGAGCTGATCTGGAACCAAACTGGTTCTCCATCTTCTTGACGACAAGATGAACCAGTTGATCTTCGTCAGCCTGGGTAGATGACTTACGTTTGACTGCGGTCCTGGCCATGACTGCCTCCTGGACAGGGGCAGCTCTGCCTAAGAAGAAAAGCTGCCCCTGCCTCTACGAGATCTAACGGTTGCCGTCGATAGCCGCACGCATCCGTTTGGCCAGATCGTCCACATCGCCCGTGTCCATCTTCCCCGCAGCCTTCCCTGTTGCTGGAGAAGCAGGCTTCTTTCCCGCCACGGGAGCCGCTGGCTTGCCAGCAGGTTTGGCAGCAACAGGAGCAGGCTTGCTAGCTGGTTTCCCAACTGGCTTCCTCTTTTCCTTGGCCAACCTTGCCTCCGTAACAACCTTGCAGTCCTCGAATAGACCGCAATCCTCAGAGCACTGGGTATCACCAGCATCCAACTCCGTACCAAAACATGGAGGAGGACCCTCCCCTTCTTCCTCTGCAACAGCCTCTTCCTCGACAGCCTCTTCCTCGACAGCCTCTTCCTCGACAGCCTCTTCCTCGACAGCCTCTTCCTCGACAGCCTCTTCCTCAACAGGCTCGGGCTTGGGAGCAGGCTTCTTGGCGACAGCCTTAGCAGCAGGCTTAGAGGCAGCCTTAGCAGCAGGCTTACTCTCCCCATTGCCACCCTCAGTGATTTTTCCCTCGGCTAGATACAGCTTCTTCATCTCCTCTGGATCGACCCCCTCAAGCAGAGCCTTCATCACATAGGGCTCCTTGAAAGGCATGATAGCATCCAGATCATGAAGATCAGGCTCTGAATCGACCGGAGCAGGTGTCGATTTGGTCTCGATGCGAACCCTGTACTGAGTCTGGAGATCTTTCCCCGTGCGAGTGATGACCACGTTGTGGCCTTCCGTAAGATCCGTCAGATCAATCTCGTCACAGAAGATGTCCAACAGCTCCTTCAGAATGGTAGGCCCATAGTTGAAGACCTGGATCTTGGGGGAGTCCACCCCAGGAATCTCCTCGACACCCTGAAGCTTAAACTCATCAAGATCCTCCTGTGACCACGTAGGGTCAGTCAGATCAATGATGTTGCTGTAGGCACGCTGCTTCGCTCGAAGCTCCTTTGCCATCTCCAGATCGTTGGGGTCTTTTGTTCCCCGCAGGCGGTTATACTCATCACAAACCGGACACTCCTTGGTCTCGCTCCCAGGAGTGAGCCGAGGGCACGTGAGGTTGACCTGATTCTCCTCGTCAGGACCAATCCCCCAATGCACGTACATCTCACGCCAGAACTGATTGGCGTTGGGGCCTTCACCCGTCCAAGCTGGGAGGATGCGAATGCGGTTCTGTCCCTGCTTGGGCTTCCAGAAAGTCCGTGCTGTCCTCTGGAAACGATTCTCAGCCTTGGCTGCCTCTTCGGCTGCTTTCGCTTTGGCTTTTTCAACTGAGGTCTTGAACGTTGCCATGTCTGATCTCCCTTGTGTTACGGTTTACGGACTGGAGTTCGTGTATTTCTAGAATCACGAGGGGGTTGGTTAGTCACTGATGCAACAACTCGACGCCTAGCCAACTCTGACGCTTTGATCTTGGCCTTCTCTTGGAGAAGAACTGGATCTGCATTTCCTTCAGCCCGATAATTGGCTCCTAAGCTAATCAACATCTCCTTCCTTTGAACAAATGCCTCTCGACCAGCCGAAAGCATACCATGATACTTCTTGGTATCGAGGTAAGATTCATAGGCAGTTTTGTACTCAGGAGAAGTGATCACGCTGTTCTCAACCATCTTCTCAGTGAGCTTGACGGGTTTGGCGGGGGAGGGAGGACATGACGCCTCCATGCGAACCCTGTGATCTTGGCGAGCATATAGTTGATCCAGATCGTACTTACGACGATTCATCAAATCCTTGGCCAGCTCTGACACCATGGCCCACCAAGCAAACTTGCGAGCCTGAGTCAAGAACTCTGCATCCAAGTCCTGACCGTCAATTGTGATGTCTTCCTCAAGGCTTGCCTCATAGCTGATCCCGTCTATTGTGACATTCACCTCTAAACCAGTGAAATTGTTGGGCATCCCGAATCATCCTTTCCACAGCAAAGGCACAGAGCTTGCCCTGTATCCTTTGTTATAACCAGGTGAGGGTCTACCGTATCGCTTGAGCCAGCTTCAGCTCATGCTTTTCGGCCCAAGTAGAAGAGGAGTAGGATACGTCCACGGTCATGGGCACTTCAAAGTTGAAGTCTTCCATTTTGGCCTTGACTTCACCCAGGTGCTTAAACTCGTCCACATGCCAGTAGAACACCAGCTCGTCGTGAATGGGCATGATGACCGCTGATCTTGCATCCTTCAAAACTGAGTTAGCACGAACCATAGCGATCTTGAATAAATCAGCACAAGTTCCTTGGATCAGAAAATTGGTTGCCTGCCGCTCACAACGCTCTATCATCCACTGTGCATTTCTACTAACCCGCTTGAGCAAATTGGCCAGCTCCGGGAACCTTCGGTAGCGACCAAAGTAGTTCTGGACCCACCCCGTCTCTCTCAGGGACATCTTTGTACGTGTAATCCAACGCCGCACCCCCTTCAACCGTTCAAAGTAGCTCAGGATAAATCGACGACACTCAGCTTCAGTGTATTGCTTATCTGGGGTGCTGATGTTGGAAGCCAGATTGCTGGGACCACCACCGTAGATGATGAGGAAGTTAGTGATCTTGGCAATCTTTCGCATCTCAACTACATGAATGTAATCAGAATGAGATTCATCATGTAAAATAGCCAATCCATCGTCATAACCATATTCCCCCCAGATCTCACACATCGTCCGAAGGTGAACATCCTGGTGGGTGACGTTGTACACATCCAGAAGAACAGGATCCCGAGAGTAGTGAGCCGTCATTCTGATCTCCATTTGGTTGTAATCCATGAAGACCAGAATGTAGTCCTCCTTCGTGATCACTTTAGCCCCGCAGATGGGACATTTCGCCGGTATCACGAGATGTTTTCTCTCGTAACTGCAACTAACGCAGACGACGCTTTTGGGTGGGATAAAGGCACGACGGATGGATTTATTTTTGGCGGGGATATTCATGAGATTAGGAGATTTTCCAGACATGCGACCTGTACTGACCACCTGATTGTATTCACAATGAAGTTGCCATAGATCAGTAAGTTTGTTGATAATACCTTCTATGTAAGTTGACTTGATCTTTACCACACCTCTGTACTCTTTGAGATCAGCACAAACTTTGTACTTGCTGGCCAACTTCTCAAGAACCTCAGAGTCAAGAGAAAATCGATTCCCAGATTTGGTTCTCTTGGTTAGTTTCACTCCCATCTTCTGAAGTGGTTCAGCCAAAGCCATGTTACTATCTGGGTTCACATCACCTAGTGCCTGCTTGATTTCCCCTCTTAATCTCTCTATCTCAATATCTAACTCTGGACCAACCCTCTCAAGATAAGGACGATCTATGAAAACTCCATTGTGTTCAATATTGAGGAGAACCCAAAGAAGCTGAGACTCCATAAGATACAACTCTTGCAGGGAAGGATCAGAGGTTATTTGAGACAACTTCTTCTTGTATAGAATCCATGCGTAGTGCCCGTCAGAAGCAGCATAGGGTACCATCAATGAAAGAGGGATCAATCCATAGTGGACCATCTTCTTGGGAATCTTATTCTTGCGAGCATAAGTTGCACGAAACTCATCAATAGCAACTTCCCACTTTGCTGCATCTGGATGAATCTCTACCTCAGCGAGCTTCTTCAATGCTGTCGTGGACTGTTCTTCACGAATAAGAGAGTGCATGAGGCGGGTACAATGCACTACTCCTCGAGGAGTCAGATTCTCCATCTTTAGGAAGTGACAATCAAACTTAGCATTGTGCCAAATCGTAACGCGAGATGGATCAAAAAAGAACTCTTCCAGATCTGGACGAATAACATCTATATCAAGTTGCTTCTCATTCGTCTCATGCCTAACAGGGACGTAATAAGAATTCTCAGCTCCCCAACTAAAACTAAATCCAATAATCTTGGAATCAATATAGGAAAGTCCAGTTGCCTCCAAATCACAAGCAACTTGCTTCTTGATCTTCAACTGTTCATAGAAACTATGCCAGAGAGGAAGCGTATCGATGAGATGGTATTTTCCACCAGCAATCCCATCCCAGGTTTTGGCTGTAACAGGCAGTAGGGGCCAGGTCGCTGGTTTTTGCATATGACCTTCCTAGTGGCTGCAAAGCAGCTCTTGTTGATGCAGTCTCCTGCTAGTCCGTACCGAGCAGCTTGCTGATCTTCTCCTCTTCCTTCCTAGCCATCTTCCTCGTGGCGTCCATCACCTTGCTGAGTGCTTTCCACTCTTGCAGCATGCTGTCGAGAGACCCCAGGAAGGCGAGCCCATCAACCCCTCCACGCTTGAAGCAGAGATTCAGCCTCTTGATGATGCCCCTGTGCTGCAAGCTCTCCATCCCATCAAGGACCTCAAAGGGAATGTCATCGTCCAACGCACGCTGGACATTCGTGGCCTTCTCCCTCTTCTTCTCGAGATCCTTCGTCTGTTTCTCTGTCAGCTCGGGCATCTTCTTCCTCCTAATGCTTGAGTGGGAGTCTACCTTCAGATTTCAATCTCTCGACGTTCTCACCAAACGTTCTCCGAGAGTGATCCTCACTGCGTTTCTTCAACGCATTGGTTCTCACGTTTGGGTCATGCAAGGTTGTCGGGTTTCCACCAGGCACCTGACAGACCTTGAGAGAACCACACTCAGGGCAGCCTTGCAAGTCCTCATCGGGAGAAAGCAACGCTTCCCAGATATGGTCACAGGATTCGCAATGAAGATCAACAAGCTTGAGAACTTTATAGGGCATTGTGG